TGATGAAAAAGAAAAACTGAAAGCTGCAGAACTACTTGGTAAGCGTTATGGATTATTTACTGATAAGGTAAATGTGGATGGTGCAATCCCTGTTGTAATAAGTGGGGATGATGAACTTGAAGAATAATAATGTAATAAAATTACACCTTCCTAAACTTGTAGGAAAGGGTTATAAACGCTTTTGGGCATTCAAGGGTAGATATAGAGTAGTCAAGGGTTCAAGAGCATCTAAAAAGTCAAAAACAACTGCTTTATGGTACATTACAAATATGATGAAGTACCCACAAGCAAATCTTTTAGTTGTTCGTAAAACATTTAGAACATTAAAGGATTCTTGCTTTGCAGAATTAAAGTGGGCAATACATAGATTGCATGTAGATGATTGGTGGGATATTAAAGAATCACCACTTGAAATGACTTATAAGCCAACAGGACAAAAGATATACTTTAGGGGATTAGATGATCCATTAAAGGTTACATCAATAACAGTAGATGTTGGTTGCTTATGTTGGATGTGGATTGAAGAAGCCTATGAAATCATGAAGGAAGAAGATTTTGACATCCTAGATGAATCTATTCGTGGTGAAGTACCTGAAGGATTATTTAAACAGATAACCTTAACATTCAACCCTTGGAATGAAAGGCATTGGATTAAGAAAAGGTTCTTTGATTGTGAACCTGATGAAGATATCCTTGCTATAACAACCAACTACTTATGTAATGAATGGTTGGATGTAGCAGACTTAAGGGTATTTGAAAAAATGAAAAAGAACAATCCTAGAAGATACCAAGTAGCTGGTCTAGGTAATTGGGGTATCGTTGATGGATTGGTCTATGAGAATTGGAAAGAAGAATACTTCAATCTTGAAGATGTTCTTAATATAAAGGGAATAAAATCGGCACATGGATTAGACTTTGGTTACACCAATGATCCAAGTGCTTTTTTTGTTGGTTTCTTGGATTTGACAAATCGAAAAATATATGTATGGGATGAAATGTATGAAACAGGTTTATCCAATAAGCGTATATATGAAAACATCAATTCTATGGGTTATCAGAAAGCAAAGATTACTGCTGATAGTGCAGAACCTAAATCAATTGATGAATTGAGTGGACTTGGTTTAAGAGTGAAACCAGCTAAAAAAGGAAAAGACAGTATTATGAATGGTGTTCAATGGATTCAAGACTTTGAAATCATCATTCATCCTAGATGTGTTAATTTCCTAACTGAAATATCAAACTATACTTTTGATAAAGATAAGTTTGGTAAGACATTAAATAAACCTATTGATGACTTCAACCATTTAATGGATGCTATGCGATATGCATTAGAAGAATACATCAAGGGTAAAGATTGGTTACATTAAGGTGGTGAAAAAGTGCTAACAGAATCAGAAATTTTAAAATTTATGAATGATGATATGGCATCAAAGAAAAAGAAGAATGCAAAGGTTGGACAAGATTATTATGAAGGTAAGCATGACATCTTGAATTATCAATTATTTTACTTTAATGCAGATGGTGAATTAACACCTGATACAACTAGAAGTAATATTAAGATTCCACATCCATTCTTCACAGAATTAGTGGATCAATGTGTTCAGTATATGTTAAGTGGTAAAGAAGGATTTATGAAATCTGATATTCCTGAACTACAAAAGTATCTAGATGAATATTTCAATGATAATGAAGACTTCACATCTGAATTATCTGAAACAATTACAGGTTGTAAGTCTAAAGGCTTTGAATACATGTATGGCTATAAGAATGAAGAAGGAATACTATCATTCCAATGTGCAGATTCTATGGGTGTTGTAGAAGTTGATAAGAAATATACTGATGATAATATTGATTATGTTATTTATTGGTATGTTGATAGAATCAAAGATGGTAAGGCTATTAAGAAGATCCAGGTATGGGATTCACAATTAGTTCATTACTATGTAATGATTGAAGATGGCAAATTACAAAAGGATGAATCATATAAGATTAATCCAAAGCCACATTCTACATATAAGCTGTCTAATGATCCAAGTAAAACATATTATGAGAACTTTGCACAGATACCATTCTTTAGATTAGATAATAACAAGAAGCAAACAAGTGATTTAATAACTATTAAGGCTTTAATAGATGACTATGATTTGATGGCTTGTGGTTTATCAAACAATCTACAAGATGCATCTGAATATCTTGTAGTAGTATCAGGATTCCAAGGTGATAGTCTAGAAGAATTAATGCAGAATGTTAAGACTAAGAAGCATGTAGGTGTAGATGAAGGTGGAAGCCTTGACTATAAGACAGTAGATATTCCATATGATGCAAGAAAGGTTAAACTTGAACTTGATGAAAAGAATATCTATAGATTTGGTATGGGATTTAATTCTGCACAATTAGGTGATGGTAACATCACAAACATTGTAATCAAATCTAGATATGTTCTATTGGATCTAAAGTGTGATAAGTTAGAAATCCGTTTAAAACAATTTTTAAGGAAGATACTTAAGTTTGTACTAAAGGAAATAAATACTTTAAATAAAACTGATTATAGACCTTCTGATGTAAAGATTGAATTCAAGCGTGAAACAATTACTAATGCACTTGACAATGCAACTATTGAAAAGGTAGAAGCTGAAACAAATCAAATAATTATTAATACATTACTTGGTCTTGCAGCTACACTTGATGATGAAACAATTGTTCAAAAGATATGTGAAGTATTGGACATTAATTATGATAAAATTAAAAATAAACTTCCAACTGATGAAACTGATATTAGTGGTCAAGAACAACTATTAGATGAGATGGTAACGGATGAACAAGCATGATATAGAAGTGCAGAAAGCATTATTATCAAGTGAAAAAGGTATCATTGATAAACTGAAGGAAATCTATAATACAGCACTTGGTGATATTGATAATAAAATAGCAATGCTATTGGGTAGAACAGATGCTGAAAACCTTCAGTCTATTGTTTATCAAGTAGATTATCAAAAGGCTTTAAAAAAGCAAATAAATGCTATTTTAGATGAAATGAATGCAAGTCAATTTACTGCTATATCAGATTATTTAACTAAGTGTTATGAAAATGGATATATGGGTGCTATGTATTCAATTCACAAGCAAGGTATTCCAATCATAGCACCTATCAATCAAAAATTAGTTGTTAAGGCATTACAGCTTGATTCCAAGTTATCTAAAAGCCTTTATACATCTTTAGGTGAAAATATAGATGTACTGAAGAAGAAAGTAAGAACCCAAATATCAAGGGGATTTGCTAATAATTATTCATATGGTAAGATTGCACAGGAATTAGCTGCACAAACAAATATTGGTCTTAATAAATCTATTAGAATTGCAAGAACTGAAGGACATAGAATTCAAGAAGAATCATCTTTAGATGCTTCATATAAGGCTAAAGAAAAAGGTGCAGATGTAGTCAAGCAATGGAATGCTTCAAGGGATTCAAGAACTAGACCATTACACAGAAAGTTAGATGGACAGATTAAAGAACTTGATGAATTATTTGAAGTAAATGGTTTTAAAGCCAAGCATCCTGGTGCTTTTGGTGTTCCACATATGGATATCAATTGTAGATGTAACATATTAACAAGGGCAAAATGGGAACTTGATGAAGATGAATTACAAGAACTACAAGATAGAGCAGCTTATTTTGGACTTGATAAAACTGAAGACTTTGAAGATTTCAAGAAGAAGTACTTGAATGCAATGGAAGAAAATAGTATAATTATAGATGAAAAGACACCATGCTTAAGAAGATTAAGTGATGGTAAAATTGTAAATACATCAGTTACAAGGATATCACCTTCCAAATCTGGTTTTAAAGATTGGGAATTTGATTGGACAAAACCTGAAGAAAATGGATATAAGGTATTTGGTATTAAAGTGGATGGTGATGATAGAATCCAAGGATTGGTTGCTACAAAGCCTGACTTTAGAGATTATAAAGCCGTTCTTGTTGATATAGTTGAATCAGCACCTTTCAATAATCCACATAATAAGTTGAATAAGGTTAAAGAATACGCTGGTGTAGGTGGTCATCTATTTGCAGAAGCAGTTAAGCAAAGTTATGAATATGGATTTGATGGTGTGGTAATATTTAGAGCCAAAACAAAATTGGTTGAATATTACATGAAGGAACTTGGGGCAGTTTTAGTGAACCCTAGTGATAGAACAATGATGATAGATGAAAGGAGTGCCAAGAAGTTATATGACAGATACTATAAAGGAACATAATGAACTTGATAACTATAGTAAATTGACTGAATCATTTGAAGCCACAGTTAAGTATGATTGTAGGAAAATCACTTTATATTGTAGAGAACATAACAAGGCACTATCTGAATTAAGTCAAGAAGAAATAGACCAATTTATCATAAAAGAATAGATAAATAAGAGCATCCCAAATAATGGGGTGCTTTTCTTATGCTCGAAAATGAAGGATGTGATGAATAATGAGCGTTTTAAAATTAAAATGTTTGGATCAAGTGATGAACATTGTCAGTTTACCAACAATAGCAAGTGGTGGTGTTGAAGAAAACACATTAGAAGTTGAGTTTTGCCAACAATGGGATGGATTTGCTAAGGTAGCTGCATTCTATAAGAAGGAAGGCAAGAACATCACAAATGTATCATTTAAGGTGTTACAAGATAATAAATGTGTATTCCCAAATGATATAACAAAAACTGAAGGTAAGATTGTAATTGGTATATTTGGTGTAAAGGATTCAGTCACTAGAACATCAAATCTTATTGAATTTAAGGTGGTACAAGGTGCTATAGTTGAAGGATTTGAAGTGGAAGAACCTGATCCAACAATTTATGAACAATTATTAGCAATCCAATCAGTTATTTCAGAACAATATGAAGAAGTATCAAAAGAATATGAAAGTATTCTACATAGTGTTCAAAGCATTGTTAATGAAATGGTATTAAGGGGTGTAATCAACCAAGCTGATACTACTGAATTATTAAAGTTGTGGTTAGGAACTAATGGTGAATATGGAAGTGTTACTGAACCTACTGAATCAACAATATATTTTGTGGATGAAGAATATTCACCATTTACAATTATTGAAGTATTGATTGATGAGAATAACAAACCTAGTACTTCATTTAGATTAAGTCAATTAGCAGGTGATAATCTTGCATCATATGTAGTCAAGTTAATAGATGCTAATGGTAACTATCATTACCTGGATCATAAATCATATGAAGCATCAACAAATGTATTCATTGATGAATACAATGAAGAAATTGAAGTTACAACATATGAATTCCATTTCTTTAATGACAATCATAAAATTACTATTATTTATGATGATTATGATAATAGACCAGGAACAATAAACTATCATATAAATGTTGTTGATGAATCAAGTTATTCATATAAAAGTGGTATATCTGAACAAACTGATGCTATCAATGTTAATTCTAAACTAAATACAACAATACACATAAGTGGTGATACTGCTATATGTGATGTACCAGCTAATTGTATGGGATTCTTAAGAATGTCATTTGCTGGTCAATTAAGAGTTGTACCATTCTATTTAATTAGTGGTGTTGGTTCAACTGCAATGGTACTTGTTAATGGTCCTGATGGTGCTGTTGTTGCTGAAATGAAATATGCATGTGTTAGTTATTATAGAAATTCACTTGGTGAATTAGTGGTATCAATAGATACAGCTAAGTCAACTTATAACCTTTCTGATTCTCAATATGTGAGTGTTGCAGATGTTATCTGCTTTGAAATCAATAGGGGGTAGCATATGGGTATATATTACAAAGGTAGAAAACTAGGTGAAATTAAGGTTACCAAAGTAACTAACCAAGGTGTTGATACAACAGATGCTACAGCTAATGCAATTGATATTGCAAAAGGTCAAGTAGCATATGTTCAAGGTGATAGAGTTGAAGGAAAAAATACTTTAGCAATTCTTGAAGCAGTAGGTGATGCTACATTTGATGAAGATGTTGATGCATTACATATTAATGATAATAACATGGTAAGTGGTATTTATATTGATGCTAATGTGTTTATTAGTGTTAAAGATGGTGTAATCATTACATCACTTAACTTAAAACCTGAAAACATTAAAAAAGGTGTCACAATATTAGGTGTGACAGGTACATATGAAGGTGGTGAATAATTATGATTAGGGGTACAACACCAACACACATTTTTAATCTTCCTTTTGATGCATCATTGATTGCAGATTTAAGAATTATCTATGCACAAAATGATAAGGAAATATTGGTGAAGAAATTAGAAGATTGTACATTAGAAGGTCAATCTGTAAGTTTAATTTTAAAGGAATGGGAAACATTCTTATTTGATTGCAGTAAGAAGAATGTCCAAATCCAATTAAGAGTGGTCACACATAATGGTGAAGTATTAACAAGTAGTATTAAAACAGTATCAGTAGACAAATGTCTTAATCATGAGGTACTGCAATGATTTTAAATATCACATTTCAAGAGATTGAAAAAAGGTTAGACATAGAGTTCAAGGAAATACATGAACTTGAAAATAGGAAGCGTGACCAAACTAAAATTGTAACACCAACTGAAGAAACACAAGTATTGGAAGCTGATACTAATAAACTATTAAGTAAGGTTATTGTTGATCCAATACCAAGTGAATATGTAGTACCACAAGGAACACTTGAAATAACTGACACTGAAGTTAAAGATGTTACTAATTATAAAAATGCTATTGTAATTGTTGAAAACCTAGAGCCACAAAACATATTAGAGGGTGTAAGTATTCTAGGTGTTGTGGGTAGTTTTAATGATGCACTAGCACAATATGTAATGGGTAATTTAACTGAATATGAAAGTAATGTTATTACACAAGTTGTAAATTATGCCTTTAATCAAAGTGGTTTAACAAAGGTAAAATTACAAAATGCAACAAGAATAGGTAGTTATGCATTTGAAAAATGTATTGAATTAGTAAGCGTAGATATACCAAATGCAACTTATTTAGGTTTTTATGCTTTTGCTAATTGTGAAAAATTAACAAGTATAAACGCAACTAATGTTACTGAAATTGGACAATATGCATTTAATAGGTGTTTAGCATTAGAAAGTATAGATTTACCTAAAATTACAACAATAAGCGTTTATGCATTTGCTCAATGTTCTAACTTAAAAAGTGTAAACTTTCCAAATGCAATAGAGGTGCAGTCTAATGCATTTAGAAATAGTAGTGCCTTAATAAGTATAAATTTACCTAAATGTACTAAATTGAGTGCAAATGCTTTTGAATATAGTTATATAACTGATTTTAATTTGCCTAATGTAGAAACTGCTGGCTCTCGTGCTTTTGCATACGCTCAAATTACAACGTTAAGTTTGCCAAAATTGAAAACTGTTGAGGGAAACTTTGTTTATATGTCAACAAAATTAAACACACTTTATTTTGCTAGTGTTGAAAAAATTAATAATGCTGGTTTTAGTTATTGTTATGCTAATAATATATATTTAGGTTATGAGGGTGTTATAACACTTTCTAATACTAATGCTTTTAATAATTTGTTCGGTGGTGGTACAACAAGTAATAAACTTACAATTCATGTTAGAGCTGAATACGCCGACCAATACGCAACGGCTACAAATTGGGTAAGCGTAATTGAAAGTGGCAAAGTAACAATAGTGGGGGACTATGTAGAATGATAAATCAAGAAAACATAATTATTAATGGTAAACAATTTGTTAAAACTTATAGTGATAGTGGCTATTACATTATGCAAAATGAAACAGGTATTTTATATAGTGAAGCAATAGATGTAGTACCACTTAAATATACTTATACTGAAACTTCAGAAGTCATTGAAGATGAATCTGAAGAAATGATGGATCAACAAACTGAACAATAATAAGTCACCATAATAGGTGGCTTTTTATTATGTCCAAAATAACCCTTATGACATTTAAACTATGGGCAAATTTGTCCTGATTAAGACATTTAAACTAATCTTGCTAGTGGAAGATACCACATTTAAAAACATAAGCAATATGAAAGGAAGTTAGTATGGAATTTTTAAAACTTATTTTAGGTGATGAACTTTATGGGCAATTGGTAGAAAAGGTGAATGCTCATAATAGTAATCCA